ACCAGATACATCACCTGTCAAACTTAAACTAAAATTACTAGATGTGTTTAAATTTTCTGATGAAATAACATTCCATTTTCTTCCTTCTACATCATAACGTAGACCAAATGTATTAAAAGCAAATATTTCATCAACCATAATTGTTTTAACACTATCTATTATGTCTCTAACAAACTTTGGTTTTACAAGTTTTAATATTGCGCTAGATGGAATAATATCATTAAACACTATACCGCCAAGTCCAGTTGTAGTTTCTTCAGCACCTGTGCCAGAAACAGAAATTACCTTTGTCCATTTATATGTTGAAGAACCAGTATGGTCAGCATCACCGGTCATTAATGTACCATCTGGCATAAAATGATATCCATCTGGTGCTAAAAACTTAACCATAGCTCCTGGTTCAATATACCTTAATACACCTTCAGTTGAAGACGATACTGAATATCTTGTGGCATTTGTATTTGTCACTTCGTCAGTATCAACAATAAACCCTGTACTTCTATTAGTATCTGATGTTTTTTGTTGAAAAGACAACTCTAAATCGGTATAATCTTGTTCTGTAAATTTATCATAATAATAATTTCTTATATTTTTATCATCAACTAAGCTGGTAATCAAATTATTAATTGTAGATTCAATATCTGATTTTGTTACAAAATTAAATGTATTTTTTTCAGTTTCATAATCTTTATACAAGATTCCATCTACACCGAGTAGATTAGTTGTACTGTATTTTCCAGTAGCATCTCTTAAATCGTAATATCTGTTTATTCCGCTACTTGTTCTGTTTACTGCTTTTGTTTTTATAATATCTTGACTTATACCCAAAGGTCCAATATTATAATCTTCGCCTGTAATCAATCTATTTTGTGTATAATATGTACTAGGAGCATTGCTTTTAATACTTTCAGTGCTTTCTGTACTAGTTCCATTATCAATAGTTTGTTGCAAACTCAAAAACATTGTTAATGTTTCAGTTCTTCCAATAGAACTAACGTAAGGAATGTTTATTTTTACATCTCTAATATTATTTGGTAAAATTGTATAATCTAAATTTATACTTTGTCTATAATATGCTCTAAAATTACCTTTTGGTAATGTACCAAAAACACCGTCGCTAAAAATTAAACTAATACGATCATTTACTCGTGTAAGAACACCAAAAATATCTTTTATATTTTTACTAAGACTATTATATATAATATTATTGCCTTCTACAGCATCTACTTTAGTCCATTGTTTATTTTCAATTCCATCTGAATCTATTTCATATAACCAAACATCAGTGTTGTTTACGTTTGTAGTATCAATATCAATTGTTTGATTAGGCGTAGGTAAATCTATAGAAAAGTCGCCTCTTTGTAAACTTCCTTGTCTAAAGTGAAAAAAGAATCCTACATTACTAGATCCTGCGCCTTGTCCGTTATCTCTATATAAAAAGTTAACTGGTTTTTGAACACCAGGAGCATCTTCTACAATAGCACCGTCTGTTATGTCAGTTGAAACTACTTCAAACTCTAAATTAGTACCGTTAACTTGTTTTTGAAACGAAAATACAGGAAAAACCGTTGTAGTATTGTTTAATGAATATTTTTCGGTTGGTATGCCATCAACTATGTCACGTTTTTTTGGTGTTCCAAAATTATTAGTAGTAACCAAAGCACTATTCATTATTTTAATAAATTGCTCATACCAATTATCATTTAATGTATCGTTCCATTTAACTGTACGTCCACTTAAATTTGTTCCATTTGTATCTGTTACTGATTCTGTAGTTGATACACTTGTAACTTTTAATAAGCCGTTGCCTTATTGGTTTCTTGTAACATTGTAACTGATAAGTCTAGCCAGTCTCAACACACTTTCTCTACGCTCTGCTAGTTCAATATAATTTTCTCTAGCGTTTAAGTCTGTGCGAAAACTTATGTTTTGTCCTAGAAAAGCAACTAAGTCAATCAAAGACAGATATTCAGAACTTTCAATATAATCATTAAAATCTTCTGGATAATTTTGTCTAATGTAGTTAATCATTGTTCTACGTAGATTGTCAAAATCATAGCTTTTGAAATCAGCGTATTTAAAACTACGATAAATTGTTTGCCAATCTTCGGCTAACAATAATCTGTTTTGTCTGTCAGTAGAAGACATATTCACTTTCCTTCATTAATATAATATTTATGAAATTCTAAATATGCGTATATTAATTTAACAATCCATTGTTTTGATCAAATCGCAAAGTTAGTTGCTCACTAATATTGTAATCAATGTAAGTTAATTCAGCATAAATTTGTATTCCTGATTCGTAAGTGTCAACAACTACATCGTTTGCTTGTACTCGTGGATCATAGTTTATAATTTCAGTAACATTCTCTAAAATAGCATTTTGTAATCCAGATGTCATTGGTTCAAATAAAACATCCCATATAATTGTTCCAAATTCTGGATTTTCTAGTTTTTCTCCAAGTCGTATATGGAAATGATTAATAATATCTTGTTTTATTAATTCTAAATTTTTTAATCTAAAATCTTTTGACACTCTTGAAACTGTGCTTAATCCTTTGTAGCTTTTATCTACTAAAGGCGCATCTGAAGTTTTTGCTGTTTTTAATTTTAAATTCTTATACAGATTTTTTTCTAATGTGCTCATGCCCTACACTCCTATCCTACTTTTGTAACAGCGTTACCACTTGATGCCGCTGGATTTGATCTTTGATTATTTGGTACTTCTACTAATGGTTGATCAAATTCAGCTGGAATATCCCAGTTACGCCTAATTTGATTTACATACAATCCACGATCACTATTATTATAGATATTAAATCTACTAATTTTAACATTGTTAGATTGATTGCCGCCATATACGTAAATATGGTTCTTTGATGGATCTATTCTTTGAACATAAGCAGCATGTCCTCTGTTTGAATTTTCTTTTCTTGTAAATATTACTAAATCATACTTCCGAATATCTACATAATTTCTCCAATTTACAGTTCTTCCATATCGTAAATAACTTTGACTACCTATACCAGGATTGTTAAATTCTAAACCTGCTTTCCATAATACCCATGTAGCATAAGCAGCACACCACGGATTTGTTCTAGGACCGTCTACAGAAATATTACCACCGCCGGCTATAGCAAATGCTTCTGCTATCAAAGGATTTGGTGGTCTTCCTCTTTCTGCCCAATTTTGTCTTAAAGAACCTTCTATAACACTTGCTATACTTCCGTATTGTGTGTCAGCAGGTGGAGGATTTTGCGGTTGTTGTACTGGATTGACATTGCCGCTAATTCTTGGATCGTAATCTCCAACGCCATTTAGATCGTCAATTGGTGGTCCACCTGCTGCTCCTGAGCCTGTCACTGGATTTGAAGCATAACTAGGTGTTGGTAACAAATATCTAGATAATTCTGTAGGATTAGTTGCCCTACTAGGACTTGGAACTGGATTTGCTGGAATATTTACATTACAACTCATGCTAACCACCTTCCTGAATTTGTTATTGTATTAGATCCTAACGTGATGTATTCATCTATTTTAGTACCGTTGCCATCTGGTTTAACACCTTTGCCGTTACGCCAAACAGCAACATCATATGCGCCTTTTAAATGAGCGCCCATTAGTAACCCAGCTATTTTTGATACACTGTCTCCATCTTTAATAGCACCGTTATTTTTAAGATATCTAACATTAGCATTTGTGTATAAAATAATTGCGTCTTCTTGGCAATCATTTTTGTTGTCTAACCAGTCGTCTATGTTGTTAACACCTCTTTTGCCAGTCCAATTAGATGGATTTAATCTTAATCGTGTGCTTCCGCCTGAGACTGTCTTTTTAATATATCCACCTTCTTTGAGAGCATATCCACCAAATTGATATTTTCCAGCAAAGCCAAATTTATTAGTACATTTGTAACGCAAGCCGCTTTCTCTCATTCCAAGAGCATTTAAATACGCTACTGTTTCACTTGAGCTAAATCCAGTTATATTTCCATAAGGTGCCGAATTTATTGGACCGTCTGTTGGACCGTCACAGTATTGTATTCCGCCTATTTCTGATCCTGCTGCTGGATAGCTTGTGCTAAGAGTTGCCGGAGCAACATTTTCTGTAGCACTAATAATAGTAGAAGTAGATCCACTAGCTTCAATACTACTTTTGCCTGTAGCACCAATAATTCTACTAGCATTAGTAAAACTACCAAAATATTTTGTAGCAGTTCCTACATCATACTTTTCAGCAATTTGTTGAG